GATACTCGTCTCCATCAGGCAGCCTCCTTGTGCTGAACGATGGCGCCGCGCTCGATCCAGACGGGCAGGAACGTTGCCGGAACAGTCGGCAGGCTCTTGAAGGTGCCGAATACCAGCGCAGTGTCGATTTCGCCGGACGCTGCCAGTCCGTGGAGCCACTTCAGGAAGGCAAGTCGGTTGCCGGTGTCCATCACGTCGCAGCGGTCAATGGCGATGAAGCGCAGACCGGAGAGGTTTGCAATCGCCTCAGCAATGGCTGCGTCGGCGCGCCACTTGGCGGACTCAGACTTGAGGCTGTAGAGGCGCCCATCCACGCGAATCTGCATTTCAGCATCGATGCTGACTTGATCCCAGCCAGTGGCCATCGACGTTGCGCGCAGTCGGTCGTTCAGCGGCTTGATGGCATCGGCCAGCATTTCACCGGGGATTCCATCTGGAGCCAGGGCGTCGGCGATGTCAGACCACGCAAGGATGTCGCCATGAAGCGCGGCCGCTTGGTCGATGACTTCCTGATGCCGCTTTGCCTGCTCGGCAATGGCCTGGTATTTTTCGGCGTCGGCGCGCCAGCCGTTGCGCTTTTCGCTCAACTCACTGACCTTGGCCTGAATCGCCTCCAAGTCGATTGCCTCGACCTTCTCGCCATCCAGTTCAGCCAGCTTGGCGGCGGCGGCTTCAGCGGCTGCCAGGTCGCGCTTGCTGTTGGCAACGGCGCTTTGCAGCAAGGTCAGCGCGCGCTCATGCTCAGGCAAGCGCGCAACTGCCTCCGGGTCTGCCTGGTCGCCGCTCTTGAACGGCCAGCCATGCAGCTTTTTGTATTCAGCCAAATGAGCGGATGCGCGGCTGACTAGCCCTTCCGGCCACTCGATGTCATGGTGATTTTCAGCCACGACAAGGAATTCGTCTGCCACGGCGGCCAGGCCGCGCAACAGGTACTCGCCCGGTGCTTTCGGATTGACGCTTGCGGCGCCGGCCTTGGCGCGGGTTTCTTCAACCTTTGCCTCCCACTGCTTCAGTTCCGCCTCGTCGTGCGCCAGCTTTGACTTAAACCGGCCGACGGTGCCAGCTTTTTCGGCAAGATGTTCGCGCTCGGTCTCGGCCTGCTGCCGGCGCTGCAATTCGGCACGGGCCGCGCCAAGTTCCTGCTGCGCTGCCGAAAGCTCGCGCTCAACCTCGCTGGCTTTTTGGCGCGCATTCTCCGCCCGTCCCGCCGCCTTGTCCGACTCAGGAGGGAGGGCGGCCGGCTGCCACTTGGCCGCCTTATCTTTGCCCCAGGTCTCGCCGCCAGTCACGGTCTTCCAGCTTGCCTTTTTCTCGCGCACCTTGGTTCGCGCCTCAGTCTCGGCTGCCGGGAATCCGTTGCGCAGCAGCGGGGCGATTGCCTCAACCTTCTTGGTGTCGCAACCACGCGCAATGAGTCGGTCGCCGACGTTCTTGCTGTCGCATTGCAGCCCGGACAGATCGAACAGGAAGGCGCGTCGGTCGTTCTCGGCCATGGCGGCGAATCGTCCTGCATCCATGACCAGTGGAAGCGCCTTCAACTGCAAGTCATTGACCAGCGTACCGACCGTCGTAACCTTGCCGGCCGGCAATTCGAGCTCGGCGCTGTTGCCGTTTTCCAGGCGGACGATAACGCCGCCTGTCTTCGTGCCGTCGCGCACCAGGGCGTCCATGTCCTTCTTCAGCTTGACGCGAGTGCTTTCGCCGGTCAGCGCGAAGCGGATGGCTTCATGCAGCGACGACTTACCCTGTTCGTTGGCGCCGGCGATCAGGCAGATCGGCGTGCCGGCGAGGTTGATATTGATGTCGGTCAGCATCTGGAAGTTGCTGACGCCAATGGATTCGATTTTCATGTCCGTCCTTTCGTGGTCAGCCTTCGGATTCGGCTTCCGCCTCAATGGCCTTCAGGTAGCGTTCAGTGTCGTCGCCGGTCAGTAGAATGATTGCCCCGACCGGCTTTTCCCCTGCGGTCTCAAAAACCAGTTGCACCTTGCTGGCGCCGGCGAGAGACATGGAGCGGGTGATGGCCTTCAGCGGCATGCTTGCCAGCCGTTCAAGGTTCAAAAGGTCGGCAGCGGCGCCGTCCGGCTTGTCGATGATTTCGTACTCGCCGTTGATCCAGCCTTCCTGGTGCGACGCTTCGCTGTCTTCCGGCAGCGATGCAAGGGTCGCGTGATCCTTCACGTCGCTCCAGTTCATGTTGTTGGCGGCCCAGTCGTGAATTTCGTAGTCGTCGGACTGGAAGAGCGGGAGCGTGTCCTCGGCCAGCGAACGCTCGATGTCGCCGTCAAACTCCTTGTCGGCGTAATACTTGGCCCGGTTGCGGGCGATGATTTCTGTCGGAACGTCGTACTTGGCGCCGTCCGGCATGGTGATGCGAATAACTTGCATGGGGCTCTCCCTGGGGCGGCGCGGTGGCCGCCCGGTGGTTGTGAGTTAATCGACGTTGCCGAAGCCGCCGGACTCAGCGAGTTCGCGCGCTTGAATCTCGGCAAGCTCTTCTGCCGTCGGCTCCCAGTTGTCGCCGCTTCCTTGGATTTCGCCGGTTTCCTGATCGACGTTGGCCTGGGTGGCGCGCCGGGCCGGCTGCTGGCGGGCTTGGCGGGCCTCAACCGGTTCGGCCTGGCGCTTTCCTTTGCCAAGGTCGGCGGGCAGGTGCTCGGCCTCTTGGTGCTCAATCGCCGGCGGGCTGTAGCCGTCCTGCACCACGCCGCGCACGACATCCGGGTCAGCCATCGCCGACATGTCGATGACGTTGCGGTCGGCGTTGGAGTCGATTTCAGCAGCGGCCGACATCGCATCGCCGGGCATCAGTGGCAACTGCTTGGCGTGCTTCTTGATCGCCGACTTTGCGGCCATGTCGTCTTCCCACATGACCCAGGGCGTTTCGGCCAGCTTCTTTTCGGCCTTCTCGCGGTCTTTCTGGTTGTCGGCCTGCTCGACGTTGCGCATCAGGGCGTTGTAGGTCTCGCTCTTGCCGCGAATCTTCTCCACCTCGGAGAGCGGAAGCACGGTCGCCATTTCAATGCCGGATTCCAGCTTCGTGTAGCAGAACGAGCCGATCAGGCCGCCACGATCCTTGAGCGCCTTGCGGTACTTCAGGAACGACTCGGAGCCCAGCATGTGATCGAACAGGTCGCCGTCGTGGATCGCCTCGGCCTGGACGCTGGCGATGTGTGGGGAGCGGTGGGCTAGGGTGATAAAGCCACGATAGCCAATCTGGAACTGGCATTCGTAAATATCCACCCACTGGTTATCGACCTTGGCGCGCTTCTTGTAGGGAATCAGAAACGCTTGCTGCTGGACGGTGTTCGGCTCAAGGCCAAGGGCAGCGGATGCCATGAAGGAGCCCAGGACGCTTTGCGGATCGCACTGGGCAAGAAGCGGGGTTTTCTTCACGGCATTGATCGCCAGGCGCAGGAAGCGGTCAGGCGTCAGGAACTTGCCAGCCACGGCGCCGATACCCTTCTGGACGCGCGGGTCGTCCAGAAAGTCGAAGATTGTCTTAGGCCGGCGGGCGGTCTGTTGCTGCTGCCCCTGCTGGAGGTTGGAGAGGTTGGTGGTAGCCATGTTGGGCCGTCCTTTCAGTTGTGGAATTTGCACTGCCCGAAGAGCGGGCAGTATTTCGGCGAGCAGGTCATGCTCTTCGGGTTGGGCGGGAACAGCCCGGCTTTCAGGTACATGCCAGCCATCTGCAACAGACCGGGCTGTTCCTCGGTGCCGACCAGAAGGCTCCGGGTGTGCGGAACCTCCTGGCTGCCGACGCCGCCGGTCTTGGTGGTTTGCAGACCGATGATTTCGGCCGTGCCGGTGATGGGCTTGCCAAGCGATTGCTCGGCCATCAGTTCATAGACGGCCAGTTGTGCGCCATCTGCCTTTGCATCGACCTTTCCGTCCTTCGTGCAACGGCGCTGCCCGCTCTTCAGGTCGCTGATCGCCAGCCCGCCCGGCGTGTCGCGCACTCGGTCGGTGGTTCCGGTCAGTTCGATGGCAATGCCGTTGCCAAGATCGACCGTCAGGCTTTCGCAGGCCGCCTCGACCGCGACGTACTCGCGGTGCGGCGCCAGTTCGACGCAGTATTTGCCGTGCAGGCGCAGCGCGATTTGTTCGGCGTCCTTGATGCTCGGGTCGTCGTCCGTCCAGACAACCTCGTCGTCGGGGTGGTGCAGCGTCTGCACCAGGGCGCCGGCTGCGTCGTCGGGGCTGATCGGCGCGCCATCAAGGCGGGCTTGGTCAAAGGCTGCCGTTCCGGCGTGGATGCTGGTGCCGATATGAGCGGCCGCACTCGACGGGGAGCGAATCCCGTCAAGGTTCTTCGCCTTCCAGCGCATGGGGCAGTCAAACAAGTCCGCCCAGCTACTGGCGCGGATTCGGTAGGTTTGTGGCGTCATCAGTCGTCTCTCCAGTGGTGATAGTCTTCGTCGCAGTGGCGGCAGCCACGGCCACGGCAGCGATGGCAGGCATTTGCCGCCGCTTCGTCGATCTGGCGCTCGGCTTCCTGGCGAGCGGCGCGCTCCCAGTAGTCGAAAACCAGGGTTTTCAGCGCAAGGCCGGCGCCGGCGGTATTCCCGGCGGTCAGCAGCTTGCAAAGCGCCTCGATGCCGGTAACGTCGAATTCGCCCATCGCCTCGGACAGGTTGGCCGGGGTGTAGGGGCCATACTCGGAGCCGGCAAGCAGTTCCTGCGTACGCTCTTCAATGGCCTCGTCGCGCCCGCTGTCGTCTGGCGCTCGCGGGTCGTTTGGGTGTCCGCTGTATGGCGGCCAAGTAGCCTCGTCTCCGGGGCCTGGCATGTTGGCGAAATTCACAACGTCACCTTCGCCAGTCGCCATGCGTTGCGAACCGTGTGACCACGCTTTAGGTAGTAGAGAAAGTCGGCGATCAGCTTTCTCATGGCCTGGCCTCTGCGCTGACCTTGGCGATTCCGAAGCGCTCAATGGCGTCGATGACTGCATCGCAGGTGCTCGGGTAGAGGCCGCCGTAGCTGTGTTGCGCTCCGTCGGCGGTCTTCACCGTCACTTGGCACTTGATGAGTTTTACCGGCCGCTTGGCGGCGTCTGTCACGATCCTTGCTGGCAATGCGCTCATAGTTCTCTCCTTGCGGTGGATTCGATGCGTTGCTTTGGTGAGCGGGCTGCATCGGTGGGGTTGGGTGGGTTTGAAGCTGGATCAGGGAGTAAATCCAGCCTTTGGCGTGCAGCCCGCTCGCCAAAACGCCCTCATGGAAGGCGCGAGGGCCGTGCTCTCCGGCTGTCATGGCGCTTTCGTCTCACCATTGCGGGGCTTACGTCTGCCCAACCGGCCCGGCCTACCGGGCGTTTTTTCGGCATTGATGCGACAGGTGCGCGCGCCGACTTCCTGGCGTTGCCCGTCAAAACGGGCGCCGGCTCTGACCTCTTGTCTCAGCCGGCTGCTGGAAGGTGTTTCTTCTGTCCGTCGTTACCTGCGCCACGAGCGGATGGGCGTCTTTCGACCGAGTCTTTGGTTTCATCGCAGCCCCACGGGCCACTCCCCCAGGGAGCCTCGGATTTCGCGTGCTTTTACTTCTGCGGCACGCGCCACGGCGCAGGAGGTTGTCGCCCTTGCGGGCCTGGCCTCTATTCATCCAACAGGTTGTTAAGGAGCGGTGCGCCGCCGGGCGTTGCCTGACGTTGCGTATTGAGCGTAACTATAGTTACTAAATAATCCGGTGTCAACTATGGTTACATCGACGGGCAAAAAAAACCCGGCCATCTGGTCGGGTTGTTGGAATTTTGCAGCGGAAGCCGCTTCCTTAGTCGGCTCTGGTCGGGGGCGTCAATCGGTCACTTCCCGCCATTGGACTTGAATGTGTCCGATTCATATTTTTCGATCAGCGGTATCAGGTATGGGGAGTTCATCCCATCCTCCAGCGTCATCGCCAATTCCAGGGCGCGCTCTGCTCTGTGCTTTGTTATGCCGAGCCGCCTGGCGATCTGCGCAGGCGTGTTTCCTTCTTCCTTCAGGAATTTTGCGCGCATGGGGATCACGTAAAACTCCCAGTAGTCGCGCGCCATGTAGGCAACGTAGCTGGCGATCTTTTCCTCTGAAACAAATGGATCAAGGTCAATGAAGTCGCACATACGCTGCTTTGCTATCTTCGCTGCGAACTGCTCCCTTGGCTCCACACGGAGAGCTACGGCGCCAAACCCATCTGCAACCGCAACGCGCGCCGCAATGTTTGCCAGCACATCGCGGTTCTCCTTTGAAAATTCTGGCTCGCCCAGTTGCTCGTCCTGGTCTGTGTATGCACCGTCCCCACTATCATCGAAGTCGATAGGGTCTGCCGGCTTAACGCAAATGCAAAGCCATGTGTTCGACTCTCCAAGGCGCACGTAGGCATCAAACCCGGTGTAAATGGCCCCATCGTCGTCGCTTGCCTCGCTGTGCACCTCAAGAACCCCGAAGCTATTGGGATCGTAGAGCTTGGAGTGGCGCCTGAAATCTGGCGTGTCAAGGTAGATAACAGTTGCGCCAGCGCCGCCAAACCTGCCTTTCACCCAGGGGATCGCTAACTCAACCTCGAACTGCGCAATTATTTGATGCAGCGCCTTTTCTATAAGGAAGTGGAGGCGCCTTCGGTGAGCTCGAAACTCGCCATCCTGGCCGCCGGAGCCGATGCGGACGGCAAAGAGGAATGAAAGCGCGTCGTCGTTGCTGGAAATCTCGCCTCCGCCCAGCCGCGCTACACCCATCCCTCCATTGCCGCCAATATTTAGCATGGGTACATGGCCCTTAGCTTCATCATGATGAGCATTTCTACAATCTCTTCCTTGCTCTCGCCTGGAGACTTTGCAAGATGCTCTTTGATGGACTGCGCCGCTATCTTGTGAGCCTGCGCGGTATCGATGTCTCCCTTGTAGCAGAACAGTGGCTTTTGGCCTGTCGCGCTCAAGTACCCATTGGCGTTCAAGTACCCCTTGACCACGCCGCCAACGTACATTTCCACGCTGGTCTTTTCCAGCTTTCCACCAGACGAAAGCTGACGGAAGTTGTCTGGACTAAGGTCTGCTATAGCAAGCGCCGGGGCGAGCGCTGCGGCAAGCGCCAGAAAACGAGTAATTTTCATGCTTCTTCTCCTATAACCTCTTTCCGTTTGACCAAACCAGCGTAAGTTTAGGCGGCCTTGTGGCTGGCCTGCCTTTTTTCATCTGGCATGGCCTCATTGATGTCATCCAAGAGCGATTGAAGATGGCGCCCAATCGATTTATTGGCCCACTCCGGCATTGGCTCGCGCCCTCTCAAGGCAAGATCAACCAGCGCTCTGCACGCATCTGTTGCGCCAGCATATCGAACCATAAGCTCAGGAGCTTCTGATCCTGAAGCGTCGGCACCGGCGTCATGGCTCGATGCCCTTGTTGCGCGCTCGCCACGAATGAGCTCTTCGGCCGACACCCTGAACAATTCGCAGATGCTCAGAAGGCTTCCGAGCTTGAGGTTTGCGGTCTGGCCGCTTTCCCATTTCGTGACGGCAACCCGGCTCACGCCAGATGCTGTCGCAAGCTGCTGCTGCGACAGACCTCTTTGCTCTCGAAGCCTTTTAATCCGTTGTCCTAGCGTTTCCATGTAACCATCGTTACATAGATGGGCAAAACTATGGTTTGCACTCTGATGGTAACTATGGTTACAATGAGCGGCATGAGACATGAAGATCACTCCAAGTTGATTGACATGCTTGGTGGAACCGTAGAGGTAGCGCGGCTGTGCCAGGTGTCATCACAGGCCGTTTCCAAGTGGAGAAACGAAGGCATCCCTCATGCCCGGCTCATGTACCTGCGACTTGCTCGAAAGGATGTTTTCGAGCAGTTCGACGCAGAGTCCGGCAATCACGAGGCTGATTCCGAATGACCATTTCCTTTTCCTCCATCGCCACTAGGCGGTTTGCGGCGCTGGGCCTTTCCGGCCTGGCGCCATTTTTTTGGCGTGAAACCAGTATCTGCTTGGCGCCGGTTCGGCGATAGGCGACTTTCGAAAGGCGTTCGTCATGAGACACACAAGACCGACAAAACAGACGCACCGAGCGCTATTCCTGGCGCTACAGGCCGATGCAAAAGAGTTCCCAGGCGGAGTAAGGGCCATCGCTGAGGTAATGGGCGTGAATGGAAACACGCTGTCGAACGGCATCAATCCCGACCATGATGCGCCGCCACCTTCGTTTTCCGCCATCTTGGAGATAGTCGTATTGGCTCAGGCCAAGCGATCAGTGTTCGCCCTGGCGCAGCTTGTCGGTCAGGTTCCAATGGATTTCGAGCTTGAGCATCGCTCACCGGCGGAGGCGGTCAGGCTGTTCATGATGCTTATGCACACCGTCGGCGACGTACTCGGCAAGGGTAGCGATGCCGCCAAGGACGGGCGCTTTGATGCCGACGAACGCAAGGCCCTGGAGCCTTTGCTGCTGGCGCTTATGAAGGCTACCGGCGAACTGTTGCAAGCCATTCGCGGGTAACGCCATGAGCCAGTGCGACCGCCTCCTTGACCGCCTGAAGCGCGGGCCAATCACCCCGATGGAAGCCTGGAGCGAACTTGGCATTTACCGCCTTGGCGCTCGCGTTTTCGATTTGAAGGCCCAGGGCCACGAAATCGTCCGGGAACTGGTTGCGGTGAACAACCGCTTCGGGGAGGAGTGCCGGGTTGCGCGGTACAAGCTGGACGCGAAGAACAAAGAGGCGGCAATGCAAGCCACCCTGATTCAGTAGGCGATGGAGAAAACATGAAAAACAGATCGATTGGGGGGGGCGCGTCACGCATTTATTGCGGCAAAAAGTCGCTCATGGCGTGCGCCATAGACCTTTCCGGCAATGACAGGAAGGGCGCCAGTGATGCGTGACTACTCTAAGGTTGGCCCAAAGTTCTGGATTGGAGCGACAGGCAAGCGACTGCGCGCAGCCGGCATGGAGGCGCAGATAGTCGCCATGTACCTGCTGACGAGCCCGCACGCCAACATGCTTGGCCTCTACTACTGCCCGACCATGTTCATCGCCCATGAAACTGGGCTTGGCCTAGAAGGGGCTTCAAAGGGGCTTCATAGAGCCATCGAAGCCGGATTTTGCGAGTACGACGAGGCTTCCGAAGTGGTGTGGGTAATCGAAATGGCCTCATACCAAGTTGGCGAAGCATTGAAGCCCAACGACCTACGGGTAAAAGGGGTGCAAAACGAGTATTCATCACTGCCTGAAAACCCTTATTTGGCGCGGTTTTACGAGAAATACTGCGGCGCATTTTGCATGTCTTCTTGTCGTGGAAATGGAAGCCCCTCAGAAGCCCCTTCAAAGCCCCTGTTAAGCCAAGAACAGGAACAGGAACATGAACAGGAACAGGAACAGGAAAAAGGATTGGGGGCTCCGACCGGGCAGTCCGATGCGGCCAATGCTCCGCCTACGGCTACGCCGAAACAAAAGGCATCGCCTACCGGCACTCGTTTGCCTGAAGGCTGGGTTTTGCCGAAGGCTTGGGGCGAATGGGCGCTTACCGAGCGCAACGACCTGACTGCTGATGATGTGCGCCGAGAGGCTGCCTGCTTTGCCGACTACTGGCACAGCAAGGCCGGCGCAGACGCCCGCAAGGCCGACTGGGAGGCGACTTGGCGCAACTGGATTCGCCGATCAGATGCCGGCGGGCAGGCCAAGGGCGCGCGCCCGGCAGCCAAGACTCCGCCGCGTGACAACTTCGACAACGTGAATTACGGGACTGGGGGAAGGCTATGAAGGCCATTGCTGACATCGGGCTCCATGCCGAGCCGAAAACCAAGCCCGCTGTGTGCGAAACGCACGGCGCCTACGAAAGCCCGTGCTTCATCGGCTCGATCTGGTCGAGGTGCCCGGCATGCGGCGCCGAGACGGCCGCAAAAGAACGTTCCGAGGCTGAAACGCGGGAGCGCGAGAGCCGTTTGCAGGCGTGGCAGCGCAAGATCGGCGACGCTGGAATCCCTGAGCGGTTCCGTGATCGAAGCCTGTCCGGGTTTGTCGTCAAGACCGGCGCCCAGGGCAATGCACTCGAATTCGCCAAGGGGTACGCCGATAACTTCGATGCCGCGCTGAAGACCGGTAGAAGCGCCTTGTTCCTTGGAAAGCCCGGAACCGGCAAGACGCACCTGGCCGTCGGCATCGGCATGCAGATCATGCAGCGCGATAACCGGAGCGTGCTTTTCACGACGGTGATGCGCGCCATTCGCAGGGTCAAGGACACTTGGAGCCGTGACAGCCGCGAGAGCGAAACGGATGCCATTGCCGCCCTGGTCTTTCCCGATCTGCTGATTCTGGATGAGGTTGGCGTGCAGTTCGGCAGCGAGACCGAGAAGCTGATCCTGTTCGACGTGCTGAACGAGCGGTACGAGAAGCGCCGCCCGACGCTGATGCTGTCAAACCTTGGCCTGGATGATGTTCGCGCCTTCCTTGGCGAACGAATTTTCGACCGCCTGCGAGAGGACGGCGGCGAATCCATGGTCTTCGACTGGGAAAGTTACCGGGGGAAGGCTGCCGCATGACGGAGTTGGTTCTGGTCAAGACTCCAGGCGGCGCACTGGCGCCGGCGGATGAAGAAGCCCGCGCGCTGGTGGAGAAGCTGAAAGCCGGCCAAGGCGTCCGCGCCACCATCAAACGCGCCCGGAATGTGCGCTTCCACCGCAAGGCGTTCGCCCTGTTCAAGCTGGCCTTCGATGTGTGGGAGCCTGAGACGCCACAGACCTACAAGGGCGAGGTGGTATCCAAGGATTTTGACCGGTTCCGCAAGGACATGACCATCCTGGCCGGCTTCTACAAGGCCGTCTATAACGCTCGCGGAGAAGTTCGGCTTGAGGCGGAAAGCCTGTCTTTCGCCAGCATGGCCGAGGATCGTTTCGAGAAGGTTTTCCGGGCCGTGCTGAATGTTGTTTGGAACCGAGTGCTGCGCAATGCCGGATATGAGACTGAGGCCGAGGTTGAGCGCGTTGTCGATGAGCTGATGAGGTTCGACTCATGAGCACGGCCGCCGAGAAGCGCCATATGGGCAAAGTCGCCGAGGTTGGCTGCATTCTGTGCCATCACCTTGGCCTGGGCGCCACGCCGGCCCATGTTCATCACATCCGGGAAGGGCAAGGCATGAGTCAGCGCGCCAGCAACTTCCTGACGATTCCGCTGTGCCCAGAGCATCACCAGGGCGCTTCCGGCATTCATGGCCTGGGGGCGAAGGCGTTTGAGCGCACCTATCGACTGAACGAGCTCGATCTGCTGGCACTGACCATTGAGCAACTGGGGGCGCGATGCCGGTAGCCGAGTCCGTCCGCTGCGTCGATTGCGACCACTTCCGCTTGAAGGACGCCAAGGACATGGCGAAGTTCGGCTTTGGCCTGTGCGCTCCGAAGAAGAACGGGCACGAATTCATGTCGGCAACCTACCCGAGGGAGTGCAAGCAATGGGTGATCGCGGCTGATGACGTGCTCGATGGCCGCAAGGCATGGCTTGAAAAGAGGGGTTCTGACCGTGAGTAACGTCGTTCGATGGTCAGAAGAGCAGCTTGCAGCCCACAAGCAGCGCGCGGCGGTATCGACTCCGCCCAGGAAGGAAGAGAAGGCGCCTGATTCCATCAAGACGCAGCCGCTTCCTGTGGCCATTGGCGCCGAGCGCGACCAGGGGATGAACAAGACCGAGGCGGAATACGCCGGGATGCTGGAAGAGCGCAAGGCGCGTCGGGAAATCGCCTGGTGGAAGTACGAGGCCATCACCTTCAAGCTGGCTGACGACACGCGCTATACACCGGACTTCGCCGTGATGTTGCCCAATGGCGAGTTCGAGATTCACGAGACAAAAGGTGGGTTCATCCGGGAGGACGGCTGGCAGAAGCTCAAGATCGCCGCCGGGATGTTCCCGTTCAGGTTCTTCCTCTGCCAGAAACTGGCGAAGAAGGATGGCGGCGGCTGGAAAATCAAGGGGGTCTAATGCCGGAGAAGAAACCTTCATCAACTCGAATCGAACAGGCGGCTGTGGTGAAAACCATCGGCGCCCGGATGAGAGAAGCCCGCGAACTGTGCAACATGTCCCAGAGCGCGGCGGCCAGACGCCTTGGGTACTCTAACCCATCGAAACTATCCAAGGTGGAGGGAGCGACCGACACCAACTCAGTGCCATTGTGGCTGATCGTTCGCGCCGCCAGCGTCTATGAGGTTTCAATCGACTACCTGTTTGGCTGCTCCGATGACTGGGAGGCCGGTTCCCGCATGACTCAGGAGCGCGAAACCTCCGCGTGGCTGTTCGATACGTGGGAAAAGGCCCGCCGGCGAGACATGGAGACCTTGCGAAAATTGCACAACAAGGTGGAGGCAATGGAAGAGGCGATTGCCACGATGCTCGCTGCTTCTGACGAGACCGGCGCCGCCCTGGAACGGTTCATTGAGCTCAACCCTGAATTCGAGGACATGAAAGCCGGTAGCAGGCTGACCGGATCAATCGGGCGCGCTGCCGATGCCGCCAAGAACGCCAAGGCAAAGATGACGCGGTTCCGGCTTGAATGCTCCATCGCCGCCGCCGATACGAATCAACTAAGCCTGACGATTTGAGAGAGGTATGGGGTATGGCAGCAAAACCCAAACTCACGCCCGAGCAATGGGCGGACGTGCGAAAGCATTGGGAGGGCGACTCCCGTGATGGGTATTCCTGGCTGGTCGAAGAACTGAGCCTGCCGGTATCTGCGCCGGCCGTGCGCAAGGTTGCGATACGGGATGGGTGGAGCAAGGGCGCATCGAAGGCAGAAAGCAAGCACAAGGCGGCAGCGGCAAAGGCAGCGAAGGCCCGGCAGCCCAGCAAGCCAACCCAATCGAGCAAGGTTTCCAAGGTTTCTCAGGGAAACCATGCCAAGGTTTCGGAAACCATCGAATCAGAAACCTTTAACGAGGAAGCCATAGCGGGCGAAGAGCCCGAGCGCCGATCTGTTGGGCGGCCAACATTGTTCCGTGATGAGTATGTCGAGCAGGCGTACAAGCTGTGCCTATTGGGCGCGACTGACGCGGAACTGGCTGACTTCTTCGAGGTGTGCGAGCGAACCATCAACACCTGGAAGGAAGATTACCCGGAATTTTTGCAGTCCCTAAAGGCTGGCAAGGCTTCTGCTGATGCCGCCGTGGCCGAAAGCCTGTACAAGCGCGCCCTTGGCTACTCGCACCCTGATGTGCATATCAGCAACTTCCAGGGGATGATTACCGTCACCGACATCGTGAAGCACTACCCGCCGGACACGGGCGCGGCCTTCATTTGGCTGAAGAACCGCCAGCCTCACAAGTGGAAGGACAAGGTAGAGGTGAAGGAGGACATCAACCTCAATATCTTCCCGCCCAAGGAAGTGCTCAAGGAACTGTTCGAGGCTTCGCTGAAGCGTTCGACCGAGAAGGCGGCCATGCTGACCAACCGGCGCGAGCGCCTGGGTATCGTGATCGAGGCGGGGCAGGATGTCGACTAAGCCGCTGCTGCTTCCAGAAGACCCGCGCTGGCTGGAGTTTTGCAAGGAATACTCCGGCAGCGCCGAGCGTTTCGCCCGCGAGGTGCAGGGAATTGACCCGTCCGACCAGCAGGTAGAGCTTTTCACCTGCGTTTCGGCGTCACGATCCCGCACGTCAGTAGCGTCCGGGCACGGCACCGGCAAGACGACCAGCATCGCCAATATCGTGCTGTGGCATCTGCTGTGCTACCCGATGTCCGTCACGCTGCTGACAGCGAACGACATGGATCAGTTGAAGGCCACGCTCTGGAAGGAAATCGGCGTCGCCCTGGAGCGCATCCGGCGCGGCCCGCATGGATGGGTTGCGGATCATGTCGAAATCCTGGCGAACGCGACCTGCCGCATTATCGGCTTTGAACAGGTCTGGTTCGTCGAGAGCAAGACGGCAAACGAGAAGACGGCCAACAAGATGGCAGGCCGGCACGGCGAATGGCTGCTGATTATCGGAGACGAGGCTTCCACACTGCCGGACAACGTGCTGACCACGCTCACCGGCGCCCTGACTGAGCAGCACAACCGGATGCTGCTGACCAGCCAGCCGACCCGCAATGCCGGCTTCTTCTACCGCACCCACAACGACCTTGCCATCCAGAACGGCGGGGAATGGACGCCGCTTGTCTTCGACTCGTTCGACTCGCCTTTTGTGAGCGATGACTCCCTGCTGGAGTTGTGGAATTCATACGACGACGACGAGCGCAACGTCCGACTGCTGGGCCGATTCCCGCAAGACTCGTCAAAGCACATGATGAGCCTGAAGGTTGCAGAGTCGATGTACCGGCGCGGCCGGATCATCAAGGACGACGAGAATTTCGGCTGGTTTGTGCTTGGCGACATCGCATCTGGCGAGGGATTGCGCGACAAATCGGCGTGCGTAGTGGCGCGCGTGATCGGCTATGGCGACATCGGGCCTGATGCCCGGCGCGTCGAGGTGGCGGCCATTCCGGTACTGACCAACAAGATTCGCTCCAACATGTTCGCATCCACCCTGGCGGACTGCGGAGCCGATCTGAGCAACCCGACCAACGTAATCGACTCCGGCGGCCTTGGTATCAACGTCTGCCAAGACCTGGAGGACATGGGCAAGGTTGTGCACCGGGTCAATTGGGGCAACCCGTGTTTCAAGAAGCTGAACAAGGACAGATACCTCAATCTGCGAGCTCAAGCCATGCACCAGGCCGCGCGTGCGGCGAAGGATGGGCGCCTGTCAATTCTCACCCAGGACTACAAGAACGTGATGCTGGGTCAGTCTTCGCGCATCCCGAAGACATTCACCGAGAAGGGGCGGATTCGCGTTCCGCCGAAAGGATCAACGGAATGGGATGGCCTTGGATCGCCTGACCTTTGGGACGCCGTGTGCTTCGCCTTCCTGGAGAACGCCAGCTACATCGTGAGCGAGAACATTGGAGGCGAGTCGGGCGGACTGACCGAATCCGTCATGGCGAAGGCCGATAGCCTGTTTGCCGACGTGTGAGGCGGAAAACAGCCCCGGATTGCTGCCAGCCGCCGCCTACCATCGCATAAAGAAGGAGGTTTGCGCATGGAAACCAAGATCATCACCTACAACCTGAAAGACCGTGGCCGCCAGTACCGTGGCAAGGAACGTAATTTCAACATTCGCTCCATTGTTTCTGCGATCAATGGCCCAGCCTGCCAGGAGCGCGTCAAGAACCGCGACATGCTGGGCTACTACGGCCACTGGCCGCGCATCAAATTCGGCATGGTGCCTCAAGAGGGCGGCATGGACTCCGGCCGCCCGTCGTTGGTTGAGCCGGCGCTTGTCACGACATTTCTGAAGGCGCACGACGACGGCACCATCGAGCACAAGGCGGAATTCCTTTCAACGGACTCCGGCCAGGTTGCCGCCAAGCTGTTTTCCAGCCGAGCCGGCGGATTTTCGTCGGCAATCGATCAGACGCGCCCGGAGTTCTTCGGGTTCGATTACGTTCTGGAGCCAAACTATTCCACCAACCGGGGTTACACCCTGGACGATGTGAATGGAATGACGCTTGACGACATCGAGGCGGCTGTCTACGACGAGCAGCTACGTGGCGTCATGCGCCTGCTGGATTCGGCCAATGGCGAGCGCGAGCGCGCAAACGATGTTATCGAACGCCTGAGCGCCGAGAATGAGCACCTGTTGTCCATGCTCGCCGCCAAGGGAATCGACTCGAACGCGCTAGATTCAGTCTCTGTTCTGCCTGTCGCCGTGTCCCTGGATGCAGTGGAGCGGATCAAGCGCGATTCCTTTCTGTTCCGCACCGCCTCGCTGCCGTCGTTCATCGAGCCCCAGGAGGCGAAGGCGGACAAGCAGCCGCTATACGACCGCCTGCTGGGCAAATTTACCCGGTAACTGCCAATGCTCCAGCCAGTCAAAGCCGCGTTCGGCGAATACATGGGGGGCTTTTACGCCTCCATCGTGCCAACCACCAAGGCGCTGGAGGGGTACGTCACGCGCGGCCTGGCAAAGAGCGTTGTTTGGGCGCCATCCCGGATGATCGACACGGCCGAGGACATGCTTTCAAGCTGGCAGCGTAACGACACGGACAGCGCCGCAACCAAGCCGGCGAACATGCCAGTCATCATCGTTGCAATGGCCAAGGATTACACGCCGACAGGGCGAGACTTCACCCGCCAGGTAGCTGAATCTGTCATGGTCATGATTCCCGGTGATGACAAGGAGCGCGTTTTCGGTGTTCGCGCCGTCGCCGGTGACATCCGGGCGCAGATTTGCATATTCGCCCATGACGAGCCGTCCGCCCGCTCCATTGCCGCTCAGTTCCTGCTGTTCCTTGATGCCGTGCCGAATCGACGATTCACGGCGCGATACAACTTCGCCGGCGAGCCGATGGATTGGCCGGTACAGGTCGAGTCGCCGGACGCTCCGGCCATGTCAATCCAGACCGAGGCGAAGAATCTCACCATCCTCGCCATCGACATCACCCTGAAGGCCGAAATCCCGCTGTTCGACGCGCCTGCCGAGGGGCAGCCGAACGACGGCAAGGGCACGCCAGGCACAGCAGACCCGGCAGGCTATCCGCTTGTGCAGGAAATCAACGCCGAGAGCATGGAGAGCGGGGATAACGGCGGCTCCGTCGTCGTCAGGCCATACGTCGTCAATGGGGAGCGCGACCTGTGATCCAGATTCAGGCCACCTTCACCGGTTACGGAGGCCGCCCGTGCAGCCTGTTTTCAGCCTATGACCCTGACGCCCGCGTCCTGGTTGTCGGGGCAGAAGCGGATTATCGAACTGAGCGCCGGTCTGGCTGCATCGTACTGACCAACGATCAGGACATCCCGCGCGACGAGCTCTTTACCGATGCCGACCTGATGCGCGCCATATCGGCGTTCTATTCCCTGAAGGCCGGCATCGCCGCTGATGGCAAGAGTTCGCGCATCGCGTTCGCTGACCGTGCGGCGCGAGCAAACCCGGATCAGGCCATAGAGAAAGACGGGATCGACGCCGGCGGGCCGAAATACCGCATTGCCGAGGGCGTCACCTGTGGGCAGATTGCCGCATTGGCGACGTGTCTACATGCAACCCGCTCCGATACGGTGGAGCGCACCGTGAAGATGGCCGAATCGTTCCGCTTCCTGACCCGTGGCGGCGTCATTACAATCTGAAAGGGGCTGACATGCTTGCTCATTGGTACGCCGGCGCATGGATCGAGGCGCTCACGAAAGCGACCGTTCTTCCGCTTGATGTCGCCGCTGAATTCTGGGACACCTGGCACAAGGTATATCGTGGGAAGTGACCGGGAATGATCGAAAAAGACACCCGAGCGGCCAAGTCCTTCTACCGGGAAGTGCGCAAGTTCGCCGAGAGCACCAAGCCCTGGGACACCACGGCAATTTTCTATGAGACAAAGCCGGATGAGGCTTTCGACCTGACGCTGGTGTCGCAGCGCGTCTATGGCCGGCGTGACGAGTTCCTTGCCGTCATGGCCGCCGCCGGGCTTGATACCGTAGATCAGCCGCTGCCACAGAAGCGCATTGTTCTGCCGAATGAAGGGCAGCTTTACGCCATCAAGCGCCGAACCGGCTTTGAGTCCATCCCAGGATACCGAGAAGACTACGCGCCCACCTGGGCCGAGGGGTAACGCATGGCCGATTCATGGCTTGGCAAGGTAAGGGGCCACGTCGGCGAGGCGAAAGGCCGGTTCTCAGCCGACAAGAGGCAGCGGGAAGAGGCCGAATCGTCGCCTAAATCTGTCATCCTGACCAAGAACGAGGTTCAGGGTGAGTGGGACGCAAGCCGCGTCCTGATGACCACGATAGGCGGCAAAGCAAGGCCGATAACCGCTGACGACCTGGCGACGTTCCGTCACAACATGCGCCTTGCGCAGACGAGATTCAAGGGCGGCAAGGGGATCACCGCCCGCCAAGTAATCGACATGGCCGCGTCTCAGCCGCTTCGGTACGCCGCAAGCAAGCCTGGCGATGCGGCAAGCGACATCGATAAGGCGCGTAAGGAAATCACGACCGGAATCCCGGTTTCCGCCCAAAATGGCATGGTTCGATTCATCACCAACGCCGGCAAGGATTCGGATGTAACGCGGCACCACGTCGTTGTGATGTTCAACGCCTTCGCGGAAGCCGGACAGAAGCTGGCGGCCACCGAGGCGAAAGACAGGAAGTCGCCAAAGCAGGTAGCCAACTGGCTCAGGAAACAGAAGCTGTCATTCGACTGCGATTGCGGGCGGCATCGCTATTTCCTGCGTTATGTCGCAACTATCGGCGGATTCGCTGCTGGCCGGCAGGAGTGGGGCTATCCGAAGATTCGCAACCCAGGGCTGAAAGGGGTTGCCTGCAAGCATGTGCTGCGCGTGATGACGGAAATAGAGTCATCGAACGCCGTGTTGCGCTTCCTTGAGAAGCACATGGAGAAGTTGCAGGCTTCAGCCGATAGCAGCGCGAGAATTCGGGCCGCACAAAGCGAGGCGGAAGAGACGGCAGCCGCCAAAGGCGCGACCAAGATCAAGACCAGCGAGCAGCGCAAGGCAGAGGCTGCAAAGGCTAGGGAGCGCCGTGCAGCAAAGGCGGCAGTAAAGGCGGCGCCTCGCTCGAAAGCAAAGAAGCCGGCAGCGACCAGGCGCCTTGAGGCGCAGATCGACAAAGGCGAAATCACGACGGAAGACTTGCTTGCCCAACTACGCCGACTTGGCATGACGCCTGAAAAAATCGCCGCCGCACTGAAAGGATAGGCATGCTCACCAATGTACCAAGCGCCGTGAATCGCATGGCGCGCAACGTCGTAATCAACCACCCGAATACATGGGAGTGCCAGGTATTCAGGAAGCGCGTCACACGCACCGGAGGCGAGCCCGTCGGCGGCTTGCCAACGATGGGCGGGCTTGGCGTTCTGGACTCCGAGGATGAAGAGTCTGTCGAGTACGACCACCTTGGGAACGGGTACGCATTGCAGGCAGAGGCGTTCATGGCGTCGCCGATGATGGATCGCCAGGATGCGAATAACGGCAGTGGCGCCGAATTCCGCTTTCTCGTGGAGCCAGAAGAGCCGTCCGGCATGCCTGGGTTCTTCGACATCCGCAACCGAGACGTGATCTACCTCGTTCTGTCGGATGACGTGAGGCTGGCGTATGAGGTTGTTGGCACCGAGACCACCGTCAATATCCCGCCATTCGTGACGCGGTATGTGTGCAACCGGCGCGGAGACCTTGATTTGCCGTAGTCGGAGGCGGGGCAGCAAACCCGGAAAAAGCCCCGTTTGGTCAGTTTTCAGCCTTTCAGAATACACACAAGTCGGCTACCAGCCGGCGTTTCTTGTGTTTGAACTTTCCGAAAGGACTCACGATTATGACCAAGCGCATCCACCAGGATTACTTCAAGCGCGAAACCGCCGAGGTAGCCCAGTTCGTTGATAACCTGAAGGACAATGCCGTCAAGGCTGGCACCTTCGATTCCGCCGCTGCCGCAGACTTCATTGCGACCGCGAGCAACCAGAATTCCGGCGTCAAGGTTCCCGAGACCCTGCAAGTCGTTCTGGATGAAGCCAAGGGCGATGATGCAGCACTCGTCACCCGCGCGATTCTCGATGGCGTTTCCGCCTACGAATCCCAGCACGGCATTGCAGCCCCTGCCGACGTGATCGAGCAGGCCCTGCACCTGGCCTTTGCCACCACGGACTCCGCGCGCCGCAAGTTCAGCCTGGACTCCGCAAGCTCCGCGCATCACGACGCCCTGGCATTGCAGCCGAACCGCGCCATTGTGGCAATTCTCTCCGCAATGGGCGATGCCATCCCGTTCGCCCACTACCTGCCTGCCGACATCGGTTCCAATGAGGCAGTTCTTGCCATCATGAGCCACAACGCCGGCAATACCTACGGCCGCTATGCCGAGGGCGGGCTGATGGACGGCTCCCTGTCGGGCAATACCTATGTGTCCTCGTCCCGCATCAACAAGTCGATGCCGGTTGTCGATACTGGCGCCGTCACCGGCAAGCTGACCACGATCCAGACGACCGACGAAACCTGCGACGCCGGCGCCGCTGCCGTCAAGCTGTTGCGTGGCCGCTCCCTGGTTTATGTGAATGGCGTTCTGGCTGCCAAGGAAGTCGATTCGACCGGTTCCGGCAACTCGCCCGTGTCCGGCAATATCACCATCGCCGGCACCAACTACGTTATCGGCGGCACCATCAACACCGATACCGGCGTCTATGCCCTGACCACTGCGCCGGCCATGCCCGTCACTATCCCGGTCGTCGTTGAGGGCTTCATCGACTACGAGCGCGCCCCGGAACTGACCCCATCGATCATCACGGCGGTCAATACCTACAAGCTGCACGCCAAGCCCTGGCGCGTAACCACTCACCAGACCATCGACAGCCGTACTCAGATGGCGAATGAACTGGGCCTCGATCCGTACAGCGAGAGCGTGATTGCCATTCAGGCGCAGTTCGCCAACGAGCGTCACTACGAGGTTCTGGCTAAGGCTCGCCGCCTGGCCGCCAACAACCAAGTTGATTACGACTTCGAGTGGGCCGCACGTTCTCCGCAGATGAACCGCGCGATGCTCTGGCTTGATTTCGGCCATGTCCTGGCTGCCGCATCACAGCAGATGGCGCTGGATACCATGAATCACGGTATCACCCATCTGTACGTCGGTAAGAACGTCGCCGCTCAGTTCATGTCGCTGCCGCGCGAGATTTTCGAGCCGTCCGGCGTCGCCGAGCGCCCCGGAATCTTCCGCATCGGCCGCCTGTTTGGCCGGTTCGAGGTCTATTACACCCCGAAGGGCATCACTGAGAGCGAAACTGCATCGCAAATCCTGTGCGTTGGCCGCGCTACCGACGTGACGCGCAACCCGTTCATTTTGGGCGATGCCGTTCCGCCGACCGTGATCCCGCTGTCTGTTGGGGCTGACCTGAAGCAGGGCGCTGGTTTCTACGCCCGCAACTTCACGGCAGTCAATCCGCACGGCCCGTCTTCGCTGGGCTGCGCACTCATCAACATCACCAACCTGAAGTAATCGGGCTGGATAAGGAGCAACCAACATGACCCGTAAAGTCGATTTGGGCGCTCCTTCCCTCACCGGGAAGGACGCCAATGATCTGGTGGCAAAGGAGTTCGCCAAGGTCAAGTACCCGTTCAAGGTTGTGGTGACGAACCACATGCCGCGCAATGCCGTGTTCCCCGAGGTGGAAGGGCTGCATCTTCGCCACTGCGCCGACGAGGCAGGCCGTCAAAAAGAGGTCTCCATCGAAAGCGAAGACCAGTTCCAGCGCCTGGCATCCAGCATCGAGCAGATTGCCGAACTGAATGGCTACGAACTGGCGCTGACCATCGAAGAGGTTGCGGTTGTCGCGCCCACCAAGGGCAAGACCGGCGGTGCTGCTACCACCGAAACGCAAGCTCAGTAAGGGGGCTAGGCCATGAGTACCGCTTTTGTGAGACAACTTGGCGCCGAATCCGGCGTGCAGCTTAATCCGCTGCGCGATAACTCCGAGATTCCGGTAGCCGACAACGCCGATCAGGTCTTCGGCATCATGATGCGGGCCACTCGTGGCCGCATCGACAAGCCTTTCAAGGTTGATCGCGGCAACGTGTTCAAGAAACTCGGCAAGGGTGAGCAGATTCGCGTCTCTGCCCTCAACGAGGCTTGGGTGCATGTTGTCGAAGCCCTGAACAATGGCGCCTATGAGGCCGTTGTCCAGCGCCTGACCACCTCCGCCGCCATCATCAAGTGGGCTGTCGCCACGGTTGATGCAGAAACCAAGGCTGTCACCTTTGCAGCATCGGAAACCGATCCCGTCGCGCCGTACCTGTTCGCCGTGAAGCACCTTGAGTGCTACAACGATGGTATCAAGCTCGAATACCGGGCAGATGAAAACAAGGTCGGCGGCGTGGCTGCGGCAAACGACAAGCTGACACTACGCATCCGCGACAAGGATGGTGTCCTGCTTTACGAGTTCTACGGCTCTCTGAACCCGGAAGCCAAGGACGATTACGGCAACTCGGCCTACCTGCCTGACGTTGCTTTGGCACTGACTGATGCGGTCGAAATCAAAGTCGGCACCATCGGCGCCGGCGCAACGGTCGATCCCGCATCGCCGGCCTATGGCTACGACGTGAATGGGCAAGAGAAGTGGGCGAAGTCCGCCGTCCTGGTGTGCTTCACGGAAGGTGGCACCGGCTACACCACGCAAGACTACATGGCTGCGCGTGAGAAGCTGCAATACACCCCGTTCAATTACGCCTACATTTCGTCGGGCGGAACCCAGGCGCCGGCACTTCTGGCGCAACTGGCGCAACTGGCGTTCGACACCAACCGTCAATTGCGTTTCGACATCCCTGGCAACCTGAACCCGGAAGCGGCTATCACCTTCGTTGAGCAGTTGAACATGGGCGCCAGCATGACGGCCCACCTGATGCACGCCTTCTGGTCTCCGATCAAGTCGGACGACCCAACCGGCATCAATCCGAAGGGCCATCTTGGCACGGCCACGCTGAACATCGCCTACGCCTGCCTGCGCAACGCTCAGACCAATGCCAAGGGCTTTGCTCCGAAGAACTACGTCATCGCCGGCCGCGAGTGGCCTATCCGTCGCACTCGCATGACCCAGGTTTATTCGCCGCGCGACCAGGAATTGAACGCCCTGGCCCGCGCCAAGATTAACCCGGTGATGTACGAGGTCTATACCGGCGGCGGCCGCTACGTCTTCCGCGACTCCCTGACTTGTGCCCTGGTTGAATCCAGCCTGAAAAAGCTGATTTCCGTGGCCGACATGTCCACAAGCATCGACGATGCCGTCACTCGTGCCGGCAAGGACATGCTGCAACTGCCGATGCAGGTAGCCGTGAAGCGCATGCAGGACTTCCTGGTCGAGCTCTTCGAGGGCGCCGAGTCTTCCGGCTGGCTGGTTCCATCCAGCGCGCCTGAAATGAACGGCAAGGCGTGGAAGTTCGACGTTCGCCCAAATGAGGTACGGCCTTACGACCGGATGGATTGCTCGTACTGGCTGCGCTACGACGGCACCGTCCGCCAGATTTTCGTCACCCAGACGCTGACTCGCTAACCCCTCCCAAAAGGAAAGGACAGAAACATGAGCATGACCGAACTGCTGCGCGGGGCGATGAAGCGCCGCGATGCTACCAAGACCCTGGATTCCACCGGCGAAGAGCCGGCGCTCGCAGGGGCCGACAACTACACCATCGCCGACATCACCATGTCTGCGGTATCTGCCGTCCAGCAATGGGCGGAAACCGACGATCTGGACGACGGCGAGAGCTACGCAGACCGCCTGATGGCCCTCGTGGTGGGTATTGCCGATGCCAACAAGGATGGCGACATCACCGAGGACGAACAGGGCGTGCTGGAAGTGGCACTCAATGCGGCCTGGGACTATCTGGTCAAGTGCGGCGCAACCGAAGAGGACGCCGGCGCACTGTTGAACGACTGGGACGATGAAGCCGCTGACCGCGTGCGTGATCTGGTTGCCTCTGTGCTGCCGGAAGGCGACGACGAGGCCAGCGCCGAAATCGACAGCTTCGTTTTCAGCGAGTCCGACCAGGAGCCCGCCCTGGATGCCGTCTACAAGATGAAGATGGCAGTTCGCGGCGGCAAGAAGATGCGCATCCGTAAGCGCATTTCCGGCACGGTGCGACTCTCCGCAAAGCAGAAGCTCGCCATCCGCAAGGCACGCATGAAGAGCCATTCTGCGGGCGCGATGATGCGCCGCATGAAGTCCATGCGCATGCGCCGGAAGATGGGCATCTGACCACCCTTGCAACCTTAACCGGGGAAATGGCGCTGCTTCTCGGTAGCGCCATTTTTTGCCATGACGACGAACATGCCAAGCCTTGATGCAAACACCCTTTCCTCTCTCTGGGACGGGCTGTCTCCGCACCTGATCGCCAGCTTCTACGAGGTGACGAAGACGGGAGACGACGCCTGGGGGCGGACAGGCAAGACCGACCCCAAGACCGTGCTCGCGCCGCTCACTGAGGCGAACATGGAAATCGCGCTGAACTGGCAGAGCCCATTCGAGCAGGCCGGGCCTGAATCGAAAGCGCCGGCGCTGATGGCGATGCTGCAATCAGGGGCGTTGCAGCCAATTGTCGATTCGGTCATGGGCAAACAGAAGGAGCAAGGCGGGGCGCAGCAGAAATCGAACGATTTCCTCGCGCAGTTCGAGGGGAGAACCGGCATCACAAAGCTGAATTCAACCCAGGTGTTCAATGGCATGCCGCCGGTGAAGATTCAAGTCACGGCGCTGTTCCGGGCCTGGCGTGACTCCATGAAGGAGGTCGAGGCGCCATTTAACAAGCTCATGGAGTGGGCTCTACCAATCGAGCTATCGAAAGACGGCTCCGTTCTGGCGCGCGCCGCCGAGACGGCAAAGGGCGACATGGGCTATGTCGAGGCTCTGATGCCTTCCAAGTCGCCTACCCGCATCGCCATGAAATACAAGGGGCGCATCTATTCGCCACTGGTGATTGAGTCCATCGGGCAGCCGATGACTTCGCCGGTCGATAAGAACGGCCGCTACGTCGAACTGGCAATTCCAATGACCCTTTGCACGCTCACCGCCCTGGATCGAAACGACTGGGCAAGAGCGGCATCCTTGTAACAGGAGCAAGCCATCATGATCCACTTCCCCCCGCTACGCACCAGGCGCCTGACGGCACAACTGCGCGAACTGTCCATTGGCGAATCGATTGCCATTGCCGCCATGCCGGCGCACCTCGAAGAGGCGTCATGCACGGCTTTCCTGCGACGCGCCGTTGAGACATCCAAGGGCATTGAAGACCCGGCGCACTGGACGGTACAGGAGCGCATGCTCGCCGTCTGTCACTACCTGGCATCGACAGCAGAGGATGGCCCGGACTTCTCCCTGGGGGATGGGCGCTACTCCGATTACCTGGACGGCGCATCCGACATCCCGACGGCGACCGCATCGGTTGAGATTGGCGAGGTCGGAGGCGATGTCTGGCACATCCGGCACCTAACAGGCGCAATGGCCGAATCAATCGAGCGCATGACCGGCGAGGCTGAGGGAATTTCCGGCCGGCTCCACTGGTTGCTGGGCGGCATGGCGTGCCAGATGGTGCGCTCCGGCGAGAGTGTTCCAGACGCATCGGACGGCGAAGGCGCTTTTGATGAGTTCCTGGTTGGCCGAATGCGCGTGATGTCTGCCTTCCCGGAGAGCGACTTTGCCGCACTCATGACCAAGTACATGATCGGGCGCGACAAGCTGCATCACCTTTTCAGGATCGAATTCACATCGGATGGCATCGTGGCTATGCCGAAAGGAGGGGCTGCAAGCAATTTGCCGCCAGCCCGATTTCCGGCCCATACCTGCCTCTCTGGAATGGCGCGCGAGTTGGTCGGAAAACCTCACGAATCTGGCGTCTAGTCTCGCCCTATATTCCCACACATCATTAACCGACGCGCTGGCTATGCAGGCCAGCACGGCAAGGAAGTTCTTCGAAGGAAAGCCCTTCGAAGAGTGGAAGCGGGGAAGGGAGTCCGAGTTGAAAACACAGGCAGCCATCGTGAATCGTCTAAATGACGTGATTCGCGCATGCGGGATAGTCGCCAAGACGGTAGCGAGGTCTCGGTGATGGCAGAAAAACCAATGAGACGCCTAGCCTCATGCGACGCCGAGACGGGGGGGCTTTGCCATCATGCAGAGCAGGCATCGGAAGATGCCGCCGACTCCGCAGTCAAGAAGGTATTCGCCATTCTTGGTGTGGATATTGACCGACCGGAGAGCGTCGAGGAATTCCGGGAAGACCTTCGTTTTGGCCGGCGCCTTCGCAAGGTTGCCGACCACGGCATGCTGGCCTTCTTCGGCGTTGCCGCTGCCGCACTGGCGGCCGCCGTGTGGGCTGGGATCGTCTCCAAGATCAACGGAGGCCACTGATGGAGCTTCTGCCTGACTGGAAGAAGATCGCGCGCCGTGCGTGGAGTTTTCGCCTAACCATTATCGCCGCCCTTTTGTCGGGGGCGGAGGTTGTTCTTCCGCTGTTTATCGACGTGCTTCCGCGCAACCTATTCGCCTCACTGTCGTTTGTTGCTGTAGTTGGCGCCGCAGTCGCCCGCGTCGTCTCACAGCCGAGGATGCACCAATGAACCGACCGCGCAACGCGCTTGCTGCGCTGACCCTATCCGCCGCTGCCCTGGTTGGCCTCGTCATGCAGGAGGGCTACACCGACCGCGCCGTCATCCCGGTCAAGGGCGATGTCCCGACAATCGGCTTTGGCACGACCGGCGGCGTCAAGATGGGCGACACGATTACACCGCCCAAGGCCCTGGCGCGCGCACTGACCGATGTGCAGAAGTTCGAGGGGGCGCTGAAGCAATGCGTCACCGTCCCGCTTCACCAACACGAGTACGACGCCTTTGTCGGCTTCTCCTACAACGTCGGCTCCGCTGCATTCTGCCGGTCTGGGATCGTCAAGAAACTGAACGCCGGCGACTACAAGGGGGCATGCGGAGAAATTCTGCGCTGGACATATTTCCAAGGGAAGAACTGCGCAGCGCCTGAGAATGCTCGCCTCTGCGGCGGGCTGGCAAAGCGCCGGCAGGAAGAGTACCGGCAGTGCCTTGGGGATGGCTGACATGTGCGCCATTTCCAGCAAGCTACGCACCGTCGAAGGCGGCCGCGTGGCGTTCTACTGCCCAGGCTGCAAGGACACTCACACGATTCGCATTGGCGACGGCGCTGGGCCTGGCTGGACTTACAACGGCAACGCCGATAATCCGACTTTCACGCCGTCCGTGCTGGTGCGAACCGGGCATTACTGCAACCCAGGCCAGCAGCCCGGTGATTGTGCCTGCGATTACCAAGAACGATACCCGGACGAAGGGCCGTGGCCTTGGCCGTGCGGCATCTGCCATTCATTTGTCACCAACGGCCAAATCCAGTTCTTGAGCGACTGCACGCACGAGCTGGCAGGCCAAACCGTACCGCTTCCCGACCTACCGGAGTCCGTGAAATGAGCATCGCAAGCGCACTTATCCCAGCGCCGTACCGCTGGCTGTTATGGCTGGCGGCTATTGCTGTCATCGCCGGAGCCGGAGCATGGGGAGGCCACAAGGCCACGCAAGCCTATTACCAGCCGAAGCTCGAGAAGCTGGAGACGCGGGCAAAGGCCGCAGAGGATCGCGCGGCTGAATTCGAGACGGCATACAACGCACTGGCCGGCGCAACGCAGCGCCAGAACGACGCCATCAACAAGCTGCGCGCCGATTCGGCAGAGCGCCAGCGCCTGGCGGACATCGCCATCGCCAAGGCAAAGGCCGAGTCAGCCACGTTCAAGAGCAAGGCAACGGCCATCATGGGTCTCAAGTTGCCGCATGGCGCAGATGAATGCACCGCTGCACGAGAAGCGTTTGACATCGAACTTAGAGAAGAGAGGGGAAGGTGACTATGCGCATGATTGCAATCGCCGTCGTGATGGCTGTGGCGTTGTCTGGGTGTGTATCCACGGCGCCAAAGGTTCAAGAGGTTCTTGTGCCCGTGCCGGTTCCGTGCAAGGTGGCGATTCCTGATCGCCCTGCGCTTGCCGTTGATTCGCTCCCTGTCGGCTCAGGAATCTGGGAGCAGATGAAAGCCTTGCGCGCCGAGCGGAGCCAGCGCCAGGGATACGAAACCGAGCTTGAGGCGGCCGTCAAGTCCTGCCAGGAAGGCCCGGAAAACACGCCGATTGAGCCAAATGCCGTGCAATACAGTGCAGGGAAGCAACCTATCCACCGAAAGGACATGCCATGACCGTTTCCAATGCCGCCTACCTCAAAGGCTTTTACGACACGACCAAGGCGCTTGGCGCCAAGGTTGTTTCCAGTGACTTCACGTTCGAAATCGAGGGCTTCGAACAGAACTACCTGCTGTGCAAGCAGGCGCCTTGGCCTGAGATTTCGCCGGCTGGTGAAATCGAAGTTCCCACGCCGATGGGCGCCAAAATGTGGCAGCCGCAGCAAGTCGAAATCGCGCAGCAGGGCCAGATTTCCATGATGGAGACCGTTGCTGGCAGCATCGACAACATGATGGTCAGCCTGATCGCCAAGGGCGGCACGTTCAATGCCAAGATTTACGAGGGCACGCCTCAGAAGTTCCTGAAGGCCAAGCGCATCGTCGATTGCTTCATCCAGCTTGACGCGCCAGACCGCGATTGGGAGAACCGTTCCCAGATTCTGATCTTCTCCGGCACGCTGTTCTACCACTACTTCGGCGAAGTCGTTCCTGGTAACTCCGGCGACTACCGGTAATGGCAACTCTTTCCGCCCTGGCGGATAACTTCGCAACGAACGAGCGCCCGGCTGGCAATCTGCTGGACGGGCCTTCCGTTCTTGCTCAGGCCGTGGCTGCAACCCGTCTCTATGCCGGGTATGCAGAACTGCGCGCCCATGCGGGTGTATCGCCTGCGCCTGACGTTTCTGGCGACACTGAAATCAGCAACTCAGAATGGGCGCTGATTCGGCCGCTGTTCCTGCTGTACGTCGAACGCGAGACGGCATTGCAGCTTGAGGCTTCTCGTGGCCTTGGCATGGATGTTTTCGGGCGATCCTCAAGCGAGGTGGCGGCCGATATTCTCCAGTTCGAGGCGGAGCTACCGCACCGGGCTTTCTTTCGCCCCATCATAACGGTGTAGCAGCGTGATCCTGTTCCTCGCCGACGGCAAGCAGATTCGCGGCGACCTCATCAAGTCGGCCGCGCTTCGTTACGACCTGGCGCCCATACCGGTGACGCTTGAGGCTGAAATCCGCGCCGGCGACGACGACATGGAGAAGAGGCTCGCCGAGGGGCAGCTTGTTTCTGTTGGAACCGGGGATTCGCTGCGCATCGTGAAGTCGGTCAGGGCTGTTGGCCGGGCCGCTCAAGGCGAACGCGAAATGACCGCGATCCGCATCACGGCCATGCTTGATTCGTGTCACAGCGCAGCCTTTGTGCGCAGTCGGGCGATCATCAAGGAGAGCGCGGCCCTGTCCGCGATCTACCGGTCTGCCGGCGCGACCATCAAGGCGGTTGATGCTGACTTCCCTGTTCCGCGCTTCTACTGCCCGGTCGGAGAAACACCGACGTTCCACATTGCCCGCGTATTGCAGGAAGAAGGCGGCGCAGTGCGCTGGAAGTCTGGCCGCCTGCAATTCGTCCGCCTGCCCGATCTGTTTAAGCAGAAGCCGGTTCTCGATCTTCCAAACAACGCATCAGATGATGTTGATAGCGGGTTCCTGGAGCGCCACGAAGTGCCGTGGTTCTTTTCTCTGAACGAGACCGCAGGCTTCGTGTTCGGCAACCAAGAAAAGCCCAGGGCGGTGCGCTACGCGCCGTTCAAGGATGTCCAGCGCCTGCGCAATATGACGCGCTGCCTGGTGCATCGCAAGACATCGAAAATCGACTTTTCTGGGCAGATTGTCGCCGGCGATCTTGTCAATTTCGTTGGCGGCGACAAGCTTTGCATCATCACGGCGGCGCACGTCTTCGAGAGCGGGACGGATGACGGCGGCGCCGGAAACACCTATACCCGGCTTTGGCTGGGAAGCCTGGAGGGGTGATGGAATACGGACTCATGCCTGGGCGCTACCCTGCCATCGTCAAGACCTACAACCAGGCGCGCCGGACGTGCCGGGTTGAAATCCCAGGACTGACTGACGGCGGGGATGTGCTGCCGGAAGCTGAAATCGAATACCCGATTGGCGACAAGTCGCGCGCCGGAACCAACACCACTGAGATTGAAATTACGCCTGGCGATACCGTCTGGGTGGCGTTCATCGGCGGCGACCCGCGTTATCCGATCATCACCGGCTACCGCAACCCGCAGGCTGGAAACTCTGCCGACTGGCGGCGCTGGCACCATGCCAACATGGAACTGCTGGCGGACGGGACGATGAGGCTTGCCGTTGGGCCGTCCGAGATAATCCTGACGCCAAGCGGCATTGTGATTAACGCCCCGAGAATAGACCTTAACCCGTAGCCATGCCGGCCGCACACAGACACACCGATATTTGCACTGGACACGGCTGCTACCCGAGTCGGCAGAACGCGGCTGCATCGCCGAATGTTTTTGTGAACGGGCTGGGGTGGCACCGAGTTGGAGACCATTGGCAGCCTCATGGGTGCGGCGTGTGCGTTCCGCATGGAGGAAACCTGGCAGAGGGGAGCCCGACCGTGTTCATCAATGGCATGGCGGCCGGGCGAATCGGAGACCCTGTTGATTGCGGCTCATCCTGTCAGACGGGGAGCCCGAATGTTTTTGCCGACGGATGATTTATCCATAGCCACACCAAGGAAACCACCATGAAAAACCTACTCTTCAGCTTCGAAGACCTGACGGTCAAAGACAAGGCGGCCAAGCAAGCCATCCGCTATTTCTCGCGCGCCGGCGCCAACGTCGTGCAGCAGGACATCCCGTCTGCGCTCAAGCGATCCTCCGGCGTCACTTACCGCGAAATGGCACTCACCTTTGCCGACTCGCAGACCGTCGTGCTGCGCATCAAGCAGAGCGGCGACATTTTCCAGGTGCTGCTGAACGGCAAGGTGCTGCCAATCAAGAATCAGGACGATCACGTCAAGGCTATCGCTGAGATTGTTCAGGCGATGGACGCCGGCCGCTCGAAGTTCCAGAAGATTCTTGCAGCGGCCAAGGTGAAGCCGCCCGCCGGCATCCGCACGGCAGCGCCAAAAATGGAGCAGGTTCTCACCTACAAGCGCGACGCGCTGAAGTCGGCGATTGCCGCCGTCCGCTCCGAAATATCTGGACTGACAGCCGGGCAAATCGCCGCTGCGTAAGCGGAAAACCCCGCCAATCGAGCGGTTGCGCGCGGCATACCATGCCGTGCATGAGCGCCGATTCCACCTTCCTACAGATTGAGACTGCTGCCCACGGCGGCGCCTTCGGGGATAACCCGATTCCGGCGCCGACCGAGGCGCAATGCCTCTCTGGAAATTACAAGGTAGGCCGGGCCAGCATCTACGGCCTGGCCATTGCCATCGAGCAGCCGCGCGGCAGCTACCGAACCGGGATCGATTCCAAGACCGGAAAGCGCTGGGCAAGCCGGATGGCGGCCCACTACGGCTACATCAACGGCACAAAAGGCAACGACGGCGACTGCGTTGATTGCTTCATCGGCTTCTACCCCCAATCCCAGGCGGCATTCGTCATCAACCAGAACGTCGGTGGAAAGTTCGACGAGCACAAGGTGATGCTTGCCTACCCGGACGAAGAGTCCGCGCGGCGCGCCTACCTGGACAGTTACGAGCGCGGCTGGAATGGCCTCGCCAGCGTCGTTTCCCTCTCCGTTTCTCAACTCAAGTGGTGGCTCAAGAATGGAGACATGCGCCGGCCGCTGCGTGCTGAAAATCTCCCTCACGAAGGACTCGAAACCATGACCCGCAAAGTGCAATGGAACAGCGAAGCGCTGCCCTACGACCAGACCCTTGACCAAGTGCTGTACGAAATCCGGCGATCAGACGCTGGCGAAAGCCTGTTGCTGGACGCCGTGAGCGCCAAGGACATCATTGAAGACGCCGACGGCGCCCTGGCGTTTGATGCGCTGGTGACGCCATACGCCAAGCTGGAGCGGAAGATGGAGGTTCTACAGGGCGTCATGGTTCGCTCTGGCGAGTCCGTCAAGCCGGTTGCCATGCAGGTTACCGATCCATTCAAGCAGCGCGGCGTCGCCAACGTGGCAGCCATTTTCGAGCTATCCGACGGTCAAACCGTTTCGATCTTCTTCCACAACCCGGACGTGACGCCGAACAAGATGGCGGCGAGTGACGAGGTTATCTCGTGGAAGTGGCTCCTGAACAAGAAGGACATCACCATCGTTGTGGCGCCCGAGCGCGGCGAAGACCTCAATGTCCGCGAAGTGGCACGCCGCATTATTCGGCTTGCCGAGAAGAACAGCCCGGCATTCCAGCGCGCCAACACCAAGCGCGCGGAGCGTATGCAGGGAATCCAAGCGCTGAAGGATGAAATCACCACGCTGGAAACCGAATTGGCGACGGCGCAGCATGAACTTGAAGTGGCGAAAGTGGCCGCCGAGACTGCGCCAGTCCGCACGCTGCTGACGGACGAAGAGCAGGCTGCACTTGCCAAGCGAGAGGAAGCGGCTCGCGCCATCCTCGAAGGCATGACTGAAGAGCAGATCACGCAAGTAGGCGCAAGCCCGTCGCTGGTGACGGTTGTTACTCTGAAGCTGGGCCGGTTTTCTGCCATCGACAAGATTCTTGAAAACCACCCGGATGACGTTGAAAAGGCTATTGCCTCTGTCGTACCGGAAGCCTCCGCAAGGTCTGCGCAACAGAAGGTCGACATCACCTATCGCAACAGCGCCGACGGCCTCTTTACGTCGTTCTTCCCGGATACGCCGGAAGGTGAAAAGGCATGGAACATCATTAACGCCACGCCGGGCGCCGAGGGCGGCAAGGTGCTTGCAGCCCATGCCGAGCCAACCATTGAGCAACTGCGCAAGGCCGGCTACACCGTGGAAGAGGACACCAGCGCCCCGAGCGCCGTCGATGATGATGCCCTGCTGGCCGAACTGGCGCAGAAATCCGGCGAACAGGATGGGTCACCCGATGTGTTCTCTGTTGGCTCCGTCAAATTCCAAGCTTTCGCCGTCAAGATCAGACAAGGGAAGCAGCGCGTATGGGGCGTTCGCGTCTTGGAAAACGGCAAGGAGATGAACCCCGCTGACGGCAACGGCGCAGGTTTCAAGAGCGACACCAAGGCAAGCATGATCGAAGACATGGAGCGCAGCTATGCCGCGATAACCAAGATTGGAGACAAGGAGCAGAACGAGAACCGCTGGCGCGAGGGGTTTGGACTTCCGCCGCTTCCGACAGAAGGCGCCTCTGCTTCAAACGAACAGGCCCTGATTGACGCCTACATCAAGGCATGGGGAGAAGAGGCTGCGATGGTCAATGCCGCCGTAGCCGCCGTGAATTGGGAAGGAATCATCGACAACGCCAGCGCGACGGCTGAAATTCAGAAGCTGCAAAGCGCCGCCAATAGCGACCGGCCGATTATCAAGGCCCGCGATGCCCTGGAGGCCGCCGGCATGAAGACATGGGATTCCCGCCTGTCTGGCGTCACCGAAACCGAGGAATTCCGGGCGCAAAGCAAGGCGATGGATGCCTACCGAGAGGCAATGGACAAGATTCAGGCCATCGCCAAGGAAAAGCTGATCGAGGCCGGCAAGGCGGAGCTTTCGGCCCTGCCAGAAGATGCCCCGCTGGAAGACGCGGCCCGCGCCATCTATCGCAAGCACGGTATCGATATGGGTCAGCGTAGCGACTGGGTTTCCCGTGTCGTTACCGCCGTCAATGAAAAGGACGCCGAGGCGCTGCGCAGCATCCTGGCCGGCGTTGGCAGCGACAGCAACAAAGCCAGCATGGAGATTTTCGAGCGGGCGGCAGGGTTCAAGCTGGCAAAGACCCAGAAGGAGCGCGCCAAACAGATCGACGAATGGGCAGGCATAACGCCCGAGAAGCGCGCCGAGATTGAGGCTGCGAAAGATGCAGCGTGGCAGGCTCGCAAGATTGAGGAAGGCGTCAAGGATGCCTGGGGCTGGCTGAAGAGTATGAAGGTGCGAGACGGCGCCGATGTGGTTGATGGTCAGCAGTACCTTTTGCGCCAGTTCGCCGAAGGATACGACGAGGCCGGCACCGGCAAGAAAGGTGCCGCCACGATCTATGGCATGAAGAATGGAAGCGCTCTCCGCTACGTCAACAACCGCAGCTTCAACGGCTTCCTGAAGGCGGCAATGGCATTTGGCGGACTGCGCAAAGCGCTTGAATCGGTCGGCGCCATTGAACAGAGCGCCGATAAGGCCGCAAGCGTCGATGCTGCATACCAGTTCGCCAGCGCAACGGACGAATTCAAGGCGTGGCTCGCCGACTACCTGGACAAGCCAGAATACTCGCCGTTCGCTACGGCCAAGGCGATGGATCAGGCCGCCCAGCGCAACGGTGCCAGCGTCGATTGGGGAATGTTCTCCGGCGCGGCGCTGGATGGCGTTAGCGCTGCCGTTGCAGAGCTTGAACGCGCCCTTGACGTTGCCGCGACCAATGAGCCGATCAATCGTGTCGAGGGGAACATCGGCCAGGCCGATCTTGAGGCCGAAGTCGCAGGGAGCATCAAGGAGGCTATCGAAATTCTGTCCGAGGCCGATTACGGCCCGAGCGAAGAGGAAATCGGCGGGCTGTTCGAGGCCGAATCAACGACACTGGACAGCGCCGACGGAGCCTATCTTGGCGTCGAAAAACAAGCCATTTCCGCAACCAAGGCATTGCTCCAGTATTTCCGCGACTTCATCGCATCGGATTCCAAGTTTGCCAAGGTTCCAGAGTCGGCATACGGATGGACGGCGTCCGGTGAAATCATGGATAAGGACGAGGCGAAGCGCCGTCTGCGCAGCCTGATTGACATCGCCATCAACCGGAAGGCCGGCATTCCAGACCTGACGCCCGAGCAGGACAAGCGCCTGGCCGACTATGCCCACGACGCCCGCACCATCAGCGACTACCTGACCAAGCGCATTCGCCACACTGGCGCACGCAACCTGCTGCGCACGCCTGAAATGAAAGCCAAGTATCCGCATATCGACAACCAGCCACGCGACGGCTTCGATTCCGTCTCGCTCGACGGCATTGATTCCGACGGCTATGTCGGCAAAGTCAAGAAGGGCGGGGAGGTGGTTGGGCGTATCGACATTGGCGGCGACGGCAAGGCAATGGTGTTCGTCGGCGCGTCCGGCGACCAGCGTGTCGTATTCCCATCCGGCACGGAGGCAACCTATTCCGATGAGGATGCAGCAGCGATGATTGACGCCCTGTTTTCCACCAAGGCAGCAAACGCGGCGCCCGAGGCGATTGAAGGCCCGGCAAAAGATCGCGCGTCCGCGCTCAAGATGCTGACCGATACCAGCATGAACGTCTGGATGTCGGAAGGTCAGAACAAGGCCGTGATCGCCGGACTCATGGGCGAAGAATGGCAGTTCTTCGCGGACAAGATGAAAGAACTGGCCGGCGTCATCGCCGCCATGCCCAAGACCTACGACCAGGACGGAATGGGAGATTCTGCTGTAGCGCACCTCCACTACTTCAGGGGCGCTGCTGACTGGTACATCACCGAAAAGGACATGGAAGGAAAAGGCACCCAGCAGGCTTTCGGCTTGGCTGACCTGGGTTATGGCGGCGAGCTTGGCTACATCAGCATCGAAGAACTCATCAGCGCCGGCGTCGAGCTTGATTTCCACTTCTCGCCAAAGACCATCGGGCAGATTAAGGGCAAGGGCGAGCCCGCTACGCAGGAGGCCGCGCCAGAAGTTTCGCCCGAAGACCGGCAAAAGCAAGTAGATCAGGCGCTGTTCCAGTCCGTGATCGACGGCAACGTACCCGACATTCTTGCGCCTGAACTGGCCGACTCACTGGAGGCCGCCTATTACCGCCAGCAAACCGACCCTGCGCTTGTCAGCCTGTTCGAGCAGGCCGTGAGTGCCTACCAAAACGCCATGATGGCCGCCACCGCTGAACTTGCATGAGGAAGAACGAGAAATGCTGAATCGAATCGCCTTTGATGATGCCGTCGGAAGCGGCGGGCTGCTGGCCCGCCTGAAGCTGGTCGGCGAACTTGCCAAGATCAAGGTTGGCCTGAAGGATGTCGGCGACGGCCCGCTGGCCTCCGTCAAACGCCTGAAACTGGCGTCCAGAGCCAACCAGATTCGCGTCGATCTTGGCGCCCATGCCGCCCGCGCGGAACCGGTTGCACAGCAGCAGGAAGGCAGCGAAGAGCCGCAGGCGCCGCGTAACCAGACGGCGCAGTATTACGAATTCGACCCGAACCGCAAGCCAGCCCAGCGCAAGAAGGACAACGCGGCCGCCATGTCTCTTTTGGCGCGCATCGATTCCGGCGAGATTGATCCGTCCCGGCTGACGCCAGAGGAAAAGCTGGCGCTTGCGAAGTATTCCGGTACAGGCGGCGCACTGGTCGGAGCCGACGGCAAGAAGGGTAGCGCCTACGAGTATTACACCCCGAAGCCGATTGCCGAGGGCGTTTGGGAATTGATGTCCGAGCTTGGCTTTCAGGGCGGCAAGGTACTTGACCCGTGCGCCGGCGTTGGTATTTTCGGCGCGACGGCACCACTGAGCGCGGCCATTGATGCCGTGGAGCTCAACGAGACCTCCGGCCGCATCAATGGCTTAGTGAATGCCGGCCCAGGCTATTCGGCTACCGTTGCCCCATTCGAGAAGGTGGCAGCCGGAACGCCGGACGAACAATACGACGCCATCGTGACCAATGTTCCGTTTGGCGGCGTCGCAGATCGAGGCGGCAACCAGTTGCACGACAACCGCTACCAGAAGGAGCCGCTGCAAAACTATTTCATTCTGCGCTCCCTGGAGAAGCTGAAGCCGGGCGGCCTGGCTGTTTTCATCACGCCGCCGCGCTGCGTCTCTGGCAAGGGCGGCAAGGAAGAGGAATTGCGCGTCAAGGCGAGCTACACGGCTGAATTCCTTGGCGCTTATCGGCTCCCAAACTCGGTATTCGGCACGGCCAGCGCCGACACCATGACCGACGTGATCGCTTTCCGCAAGTACAGCCGCGAGACCCTGGACAAGATCGCCGAATTGCGTGAGCAGTCGCCGCAATCCCTGATCGATGCCAATGTGCAATGGCAGCCGTTCATCGAGGGCCGTTACTTCGACAGCGAAGGAAAGCGCTTCGTGCTTGGCGACTTCGTTCCGAAAGACCCGAACAAGTTCCGTGACGTGGATCGCGTCATCACCCAGGCAAGCGTCGGAGAAATCGGCAAGATGCTGAAGCGATTCCCTGATTCCCGAGTGAATTGGGACTTGCTAGGCACGGTTGAAACCACGCCGATCATTTACCGCGATGGCGATACGATCACCCAGTCCGGCCAGACGCTTCAGATGCAAGGCGGCCGCTGGGCGCCCATGATGCGCAGCGAGGAAAGCGCGGACGCCGCCGAACTGGTCTGGAAGCTGAAGACGCCGTATTCCGCCTTTGAGAGCCGCGTCACCTGGATCGAGGCTGAAAAGTGCGTCGATTACATGATCGAGACTTCGCAATCGCTCGACATCCCGGCGTGGCTGCGCGGTGCAATGGCCGAAATCCGCCGACTGAAGGACGCCGGCGAGCGCGCACAGTTCTGGAATGCCGGGATTGTTGGAATGTCAGTAGCCCAAGTCCTGGAAGAGCGTCTTGGCGAGGAAATCGGCGTCAATTTCGCCGAGGAATATCCTGCCCTGACCGACGCCATGCAGCGCGTATCCGTGGCCGCGAAAAAGCGCCCGTCTGTGCTTGGCGGGAAGGTCAAGGAGGGGCTTGCCACAATCGGCAACCACTACCAGAAGAAAACCGGGTTCTCCGCCGTGTGGCGTGGCGATGTGCAGCAGCAGGCGCCAACCGTCGAAATCACGGCAGACTCCAGCTTCGAGGGGTTGCGCTACAAAACGAAATCCATCTGGGCCGGCATGGACGAGGCCAAGGCCATCTATGGCGATGGATTCGAGCCCTACGAAGACCCGGCCTGGTGCATTTCCCCTGACGGGAAGAGCGTCACCCGCGCCGATGACTATTACGTCGGCAACTACGCCGACTTCCTGAAGCGCGCCGACGCCGACATCGCGGCAGCAACCGACGAGAAAATCCGGGCCAAGCTGCTGCGCCAGAAGCTGGACGCCGCCACCCGCATCGACAAGGTTGATGTGTCGAAGCTGACCTTCAACCTGTTCAGTCCTCACGTCACTCTGGAAGAGAAGGCGGAATTCCTTCGCCGTTTCGTGCATCCGTCTGCCTCTGTCATCTACGACGAGAAGACCGGTGAGAAGCGCGTTGACATCGATGTACCTGGCAGCAAGCTGACCGACCGCGAGAAGCTGCTGAATCGCATCGGCGACTACCTGAAGAACGGCACAATCACGCTTGGCGGCGCCAAACTGGGCATGGATGATGCCAAGGCGCTCCAGGAACTGCGCAAGATGGTCAATACCGCCAACGAGCAGTTCAACGGCTGGGTGCGCGGCAATCGCGCTATCGTGAGCCGACTGGAAAGCGTCGCATCCGACCCAGAGAAGCTGCGCTTCCGCTCTGTCAGCGACGAATCGCCGTTGCCGGTTCCTGGCCTTAACCCTGAACTCAAACTGCACGGCTACCAAAACGCATTTGTCCGCTTGCAGGGCCGCGAATTTGGCGGCGGCAACGGTGATGGCGTGGGGCTGGGAAAAACCTTCCAGGGCCTGGTTGCGGTTCAATACGCCCAGAGCATCGGCGTCAAGACCAAGACGCTCTTCGTGGTTCCCAATTCCGTGCTGTCCAACTGGCGCAAGGAGGCCATGCGCGCCTATTCTTCGACCGACGACTGCCTGTTTGTCGGCCTGCGCGAAGGCAAGGGCGGCAAGCCGGTTGTGAGCTCGTCCAACTTCGACGCCGACCTGACGGCCGTCATGGAGAACCGGCACAGCAAGATTTTCATGACCCTGGAAGCGTTCGAGCGCATCCGCCTGCGCGATGAGACCATCGCAGCCTATGAGCAGTTCATGCGCAAGGCCGACGCCAGCTTCGCCGAGAGCGAAGATAAGAAGGAGGACGAGCGCGCCAAGGGCAAGCAGGCTGGGCTTCTTTCCTTCCTGTCGAACAAGAGCGGAAGCGCGCCGTACTTGGAAGACATGGGCGTCGATAGCATCGTGTTCGACGAGGCGCACGTCTTCAAGAATTCCGCCCAGACCGTCGATTTCAAGGGCGCCAAGTTCCTTTCCCTGTCTCCGGCATCGAAGCGCGGCATTGATGCACAGGCCAAATCCTGGCTCATCCGTGGAAAGTCGGAACTGAAGGACGGCGTCCTGATGCTGACCGCCACGCCGATCACCAATAGCCCGCTGGAAATCTACGCCATGCTGTCGCTGGCCATCGGGCATGAGCGCGTGAATGACATGTGCCTTGGCATCAAGGGCGCCGACAACTTCATGGAAATGATGTGCGCCAAGGAGAACCAGGACGACGTGACAATGGACGGCGTAGCTCGCACCACGGACGTGTTCGTCGGCCTCAACAACGTCGGCGTGCTGCGCAAGGCGCTTTCGAGCGCCTTCACCATCCGTTCAGCAGAGGATGTCGGCGAGCAGATTGTTGTTCCTGACCGCGAAGAGAAGGCTACACCGGTGACGCTTCCCAAGGACATCGTTGATCGCCTGAAGCTCTACAAGGGCGCTTTCCGCTGGGCCATTGACGAAATCTCCGAGAAGTCGCCGAACCGTGGCGACAAGGGCGCATTCGATGAAGTCTCGCGCCACTTCGGCGAGGAAATGGCACTGGTAGGACACCCGTTCAACCTCATCAACAAGATGACGCTGTTGATCGCCGATCCTGAGCTTGACCAGCGCGCCACCTTCTACAGCTTCATTGCCGCCCAGGCCGACAAGGCAAAGGCAGCCATTGAGCAGTTCAACGCCAAGCGGTTCAGCGAAGACCGTCCGCGCCCGTCACCAATGACCGACGAGAGCGCCATTGTTGGCCGCAAGACCACCAAGGATGCCGCTGGCAACGAGAGCGAGCTACTGAAGATCGAGGTTCGCGCCAAGGTCATCGACGGAAACCGGGTTGCGATTGACACCATCGACCCGGACACCCAGAGCGCATTCGAGGCCATCGCCGAAAAACTTGGCCTTGACCTGGATGTCTCAGTCCCTCCGAAACTGGCCGCCATGCTGGAGAACTTCCAGCACGAACAAGCCACGCCGCGCGGCATTGACGAGAACGGCGGCAAGTCGCCCATCGTCAAGCAGATCGTGTTTTGCGACATCCTGCCGCTGCACAACAAGATCAAGCGCCTTCTTTCGAAGCGCGCAGGCGTGCCGTCTGGTGCTGTGGCTGTCATCACCGGCAAGACCAACAATGCGCCCGATGAAATCATGGCAGTGCAGGACGGGTTCAACGCCGGCGGCGAGGACAACAAGTACCGCGTCGTGATCGCCAACGAGAAGGCAGAAGTCGGCATAAACCTCCAGAAGGGAACGCAGGCCATCCACCATCTGACCATCGGATGGACGCCCGATAGCCTGGAGCAGCGCAATGGGCGCGGCGTCCGCCAGGGCAATAAGACGGCGCGCGTCAGCCTCTACTACTACGATGCCGACGGCACATTTGACACCAGCAAGCGTGCAATGGTGAACAAGAAAGCCGACTGGATCAGCCAGGTTATGGATGTGAATGGCTCCGATAGCGTTGCCGTCACTGGCGGCCTGTCGAAAGAGCAGATGGAGGCCCTGATCGACGTTGTTGGTGACGCTGACGCAATGCGCCGCATGCAGGAAACCATCGCCGCCAAGGAGGCCGCCTCGCGCGCATCGAGCAACCGCGACCGGCAGATGATTAACATCGATACCATCCGCAAGCAGAATGCTTTCCTGAGCGAGAACCCGACGCCGGCGAATTTCATCATCCGCAAGATCATCGGACTGTGGAATATGGAGAAGCAGGCCGGTATGCTGCGCGACCGGATCAACAACCCGAAGGCCACGGCAACGGCCGTCGCCAAGAACGAAAGCCTGCTGGCCGAATTGATGGCTAGCATCGGCGGACTTCGCCGCCAGATTGAAGGCTCCGCGACCATTTATCGCAGCGAGTGGCGCGCCGGCGGACAGAGCAAGGAAACCGTCTCCCTGGATAGCTTCTTTACTGCTGTGCGCGGCGGCAAAAAGCAAAAGGATGACGACATCGAGTCCATGCTGTTGGGCAAGATTTGGCCGACCTTCGGCATTGATGCCATCGAGGGCGGCACGATCTCCAACGAATGGCAGTCCGAGGTCGATATGGCGAAATCCATGATCGATGAATCGAAGTCCAGCTTCTTCCGTCAGGCCGAAGAGTCTGGCGCCTATCCGGCGGCCGTGGCGGACGCCATCGCCAACGGGAACGGCATCGTCTATAACGGCAAGCCGCTCCTGCATGGCGCATTCGTCCGGCTTGGCTCCGGCTTGGCCGTGCTGACGCTGGTCAATGGCCGCCCTGGAGCCTTTGGCCGAAGCCGTGACGGTTCGCCACTGGCCGACCGCGACATCATGGCCGGCGAGTGGATTTACCAGGGCTCCGCAGAGTACGATGCCTGCATCACTGAGGCGGCTGAGATTGAAGACCGGATCAACGAGGGGGGTACTGTCGAAAACGGTTTCAACAAGGTCGTGCCGGAAGTCGCGCAACGCCGCAAGGTTGAAGCCATTGCGGCCTACAGTGCCCATGAGTACCAACTTCCGCAGCCGTATTTCCCATTCGTGATTCTGCCGAACGATGCCGACAAGACGCCGGCCATGCGCAGCATCTTCGATTCCCAGGCGAGCGTTATCAAGTCTTTCGATTCCGGCAGCTTCGTAGTATCAAGCAGCCTGGCGGTTGAGCGCCGGCAGCATGGCAGCAGCAGCGAATCGAAGTTTGACGCGCTGCGTGAGTACGCTGCCGCAACGGGCGTAAAGCTGACCATTGCAGATTTCGACGACTTCGACATCTGGTTGCAGAAGCAGATCGAGAAGACAGTATCGCTCGACAACTTGAAGGCCGCCTTAACTGGCGAGTCCGAGCCTGAGATTCGTGAGCAGGCCGCATCGTTCATGCAGGGCGCTGCGTCATGGTTCGACTATCAGGGCAAAGACCCAGCCAGCGACTACCTTCCTTGGGCCTACAAGTCGGCCATCGAGGCGGCTGTGAGCAAGGCACTGTCCGGCTCCGCGCCGAAGGGAAATCTTCCTACCGACGTGGTGGGCATCAAGGGCAATACCAAGCCGTGGAAGGAGACCATCAAGAACTGCGCGAACCTGGCCGGCTTTGGCAAGTTCAAGTGGGACGGCGATGCCCTGGTATGGAACGTCTATCGCTCGACGTGGGATTATCTCGTCAGCACCTATCCAAGGGCAGCCGAGCAGCTTGAGCTTGCTGACGCAACCCGTTCAATTTGAGGAATGAATTATGGCCTTCACTGAATACAAGTTCGACAAGGAAATGCTCAAGGCGCTCGTCGCGGAGCGCTCCGCAAACCTCCGGGCCAACCGGGGGTTTTCCAATCTCCTGGCGTTTGGCTTGGGCGTTGTTGCCGAGCGCCTGAGCAAAGACGCAAGGCGCTACCGTGACTATGGCCCGTACTGGCCGGCACTCAAGGAGGTGATGAATGCCAACGGCTACAACCTTGGCAGTCAGTCAGACCCGCTCATCAGCCGGGCGTATCGAGGGGAAACCGACGAGGAAACGCTGATTATGGCCGACGAATTCCGCGCCATGTACCTGAAATCCAATATCGTCTATGCCAACCAGTTCATGCTGGACGCTGGAAGCGGCGAGTTTTGGACGCTGTACGACTCGGACATGGAGACTCCGGCCTAAGCCCGCAATAAGCGGCGGCCCAGGGCGTTGCGGGCCGCCGCTTCTTAGCTGGGAAAACCCAGCGAATCGGGGGCTTGCCGGTGGCCTACCATCGTTCTATGGCTACCATATCGAACGCTCCCGTCAAGCAAGCGCCAGGCGTCCTATCCCGTTTGGGCATATCTGCCCGACGCTGGGCGTCTTCGTTCATCGCTCCTTCGCGGCAGATCAAGGAGTCCGACACCTTCCTGTATGGCGCCGGAAGCACTACCGTCGCCTCCCTACTGGGAACAGGCAAGCGGTCGGCCAGGTCTCGACAGATCATCTACGACAAGTGGTCGACAATGGAGTCCGACCCGATTGTTTCAACGGCCTTGCTGCTGTTGGTAACTTCGGCCCTGGGAGGCCACGAGACGAACGGCGACCTTGTTTTTGTCGAAAAGACCCCGGACGCCAAAAAGAACAAGCAGCTTTCTACCATCGCCGAGGAAGTTGCGGCTGATCTGACGCCGCTATTCAACCGCGTAGCCTTCCAGATCGCCTACACGGGGGCAGTGTTCGGTGATGCCTACGCCAGAATTTATGCCGACTCGCGCGGCGTGATCGACCTTTACGCCGATGAAATGGTGCGGCCTCCGCTGGTGCAGCCATTCGAGCGCGGGAGTCGCACGGTCGGCTACGCCATCTACACCGGCGAGCGCAATTTCGAGCGCCTTGATGTGTCGCAGCTTGCCCGCATGAAGATGCCACGCACCCAGTGGGTTCCGCAGCATGGCGTGGTGGAAAAGTCGCTGCGACTGGCCATCACCGAGGACGATATTGACGGCCTGCCTGTCATGCCGAGCATGGCCGGCGGATCGCTGCTGTACAACGCCGAGGAAGCCTACGACAACCTGACCGCATCACTACTTGGACTTGTCGGGCAGCGCTGGATGGATTCGATTGATGAGCAGATGGTAGCCGTCAATCTTGAGTCCATGACCCTGGAGCAGCAAGAGCGGTTTGTGGAGTCCGTCAAGGACATGCTCAAGGCGTCAAAGTCGCACGCCGAAGAGGCCGTAAAGAGCGGGCGCCCGGTCATGGAGCGTATCCGCCACATCATTCCGGTATTCAACGAGAAGCAACTGACCAACATTGGCCCATCGAATGGCGGTCAGTCTGGACGCGCCGGCAGCATCACGATTGAGGACGTGATGCTCCATGCTCGCCTGCTGTCTGGCGCCATCGGCGTCGATCTTTCCATGCTTGGATTTGCCGACCAGCTTTCAGGCGGACTTGGCGAGGGCGGATTCTTCCGGGTTTCGGCTCAGGCTGCGGAGCGGGCGCGAATCATTCGCGTCGCGCTGTCCGAGTTCTTCAATCATGTGATCGACATCCACACCATGCGCCGCTACGGCGTGGTGTTCAGCCCGACAGAGCGCCCCTGGGTTATCAACTTCTTCGGCTCCATTTCAGCTCTTGAGTCAGAAAAGCAGCGCACGCGAGCCGACTCAATGAATGCCGGCATGTTGCTGGTTCAGTCCATGCAGATGATGAAGGAAATGGGCGCCAGCAAGGAAATCATGGGCGAGTTCCTGACCAAGACCATGATGCTCGACGAGGATCAGGCAAAGCTGTTCGCTACCATCGTGGATGCCAAGCCTCCACAGGACGGCGGCGGCTTCGGGGGTGAATAGTGAGCCTCTACAATAATGTCGCCGAAAGCCTGTCCAGCAATGGCTTGATGGGCTCCATCAGTTCGGGAATCAGTTCCTCCGTCGGCGGCGTTGCGGCCAAGGCAGCCAATGCTTTTGGCGGCGGAAAGCTGGCGGCTACGGTTGCTGGCATGGGCGCAAACATGGCGACGAATGCCGCCATGAACCTCGTCAATAAGCACATCCCAATCCAGGCGCAGCGGGCGCTCAATGTTGGCGCTGGTGCCGTTGGCGACATCATGAATGGAAACTGGGAGGGCGCCGGCATGCGCATTCTGGATTCCGGCATGCTGAACAACCTTTTCCCTGGCATGAGTGGCGTCGCATCGCAGACCATGTACTGGGGCGCCTCCACCCCGCTTTTTGGCGGCATCAGCCCGACCGAGGCGCGACGTATCTATGACGACATGCGCGGGCAGCGCCTCGCCAAGAAAAACCTATTCCTGATCGAGGTATCGAGCAAGCTGCAAGGTGATGTATCGCAGCGGTTCAACCTGTTCGCCACCGATGTTGAGTACGCACCATTCACCATTTCCGGCGAGAAGCGCAAGATCGGCGGCGCCGTAGTCGATTCCGTACAGGGAAGCGAGCCGGTTGAATTGCGCCTGACCACGATGGACGACCAGTCCGGCTTTCTGAAGAAGTGGTTTGCGGCGCACCACGGGGCCGCAGCGGCAGAGGATGGAACCGTCGGCGTTCCGGCGAGCTACGCCGTCACGATCAAGGTCGTGCATGCGTTCATCACCAGAGGCAGCAATCGCGGAGGATACGAGGACATCGGGTTATTCCGTCCGGCGAATCTGGAATTCAGCCTTTCTCGCCGCGAGGACGGACTACAGGAGGTGCAGATGTCGTTCTCGCAACTCGATACTTTCATGAAGGCGTAACGGCATGGCGGCACTTAAGCACGACGCGCAGGGCTTCCTTGTCGGAGACCCGATTGATATTGGCCGCGCGCTTGCGGTCTGGGATGACATCAGGAGCGATATTCGGGCAATCCGCAAGGCGGTTATGGGCGCCAGCGAGGCGGCCGTCAAAGGTGGCGGGAAGCACGCAGACGCATCAAGGGTTATTGCCCATCGCGGCGTCATGGAAGAGGCAGACCCGGCCGTCAAGGCAGCGCCAAGGAGCCGAGAGCGTGCGGCGTCAGCAATTCCGGCCCGTCGCTACAGCGATGAGATTCCAGCGCTGCTGCGGAAGGCTGTCAT